AGCCATGCGTCAACCAAATTCTGTTGGAGTTCACCTTGTGACATTTGGAATCATGCCTCTGTTCAAGCCTTGGTTTTTCGACGGTTCAATCGTCTATTGGGGTGCTCCTTGCCAGACCCATAGCGCAGCACTTGAAGCGGCTGAGATACTGAGGTCTATATACCAGTAACTTGTGGCATCTTTGCGTTATCACGCTGGACGAATGGTCCTTAGTCAGGACGGCGATGGATGGCGCGTAAAGATAAAAACCAAGACCGGAAAAGTCTCTTACAGCCTGTCGGCCACTGAGCTTGAGCAGGCTGTGCTTGAGGCAGAGCAGTTGTATGCAGATGCGCGTTGTATGAACACTTCTCAGCCACGCTGTATGAACTGCATACACTGGGAGATAGTAAAAGCCAGCTGCAATGTTGGCTGTCCTGAAGGGAGGATGACTGGTGGAACCTTCGCCAAAGACTGCGCCTACTTCTGGCAACATCCCGACTGATGCCATGGATTATGGCGATGGGTTTTACATCACGCAGGGTGTTGAACCTATTGGTGAGCCGCGATACTGCAGTTGCGGCCCTGATGGTCAAAAGCAGTTTTCTAATGACCTTTGGCAGGCTGACATCTACATCCAGCACATGAAACATGCCAAAGCCAACGATTGAGCGCGTTAGCAAGGATGGTTGCTGGGTATGGCTGGTTCAATATGGCGGCATGGCGCGTCACTTCCCAGAGTCAAAAGACTGGGCGGCTAAGCAGTTTTTTGAGCTTGTAAGCCTTGCTTACAGCTCCATAGCTGCCTCGCAGGCATCAAGTTCTGCGATGTGACCAACGGCCTGCTGCAGCAGCTTGGCCTGATGCCAGTTCGTTCTCACCAAGGAGACGCACATGGTTCGCAGCGCATCGCCGTCATCACAGTTTTGAACGTCGCGGACGTTTTTCTCTAATTCGAGTTCCTCCTCAAGGCTTTGGTCGACGACCATCCAGTCAGCCCAGCCCATAGCCTTGAAGATTCTTCTCAATTCATGCCACAGAAGGCATGACTGTCAAGTGGTTGTTGTAATGGCCTGTCTCCGCATAGCTGTGCATCGGAGTGTTTGACATGACGTGGAAGACCATCTGACCAATCTTCAAGCCAGGCCACAGAGGCAGGGCATGATGCAGCCGCTCGTTCTTTAATTCGAGTGTGAGCTTGCTTCCGTGCCATCCTGGATCGCACCAGCCAGCAAGCATGTGACCGTAAAAATCGCGAGCACGGCTTGACTTGAGTACAAATTGACAGCTGATGTCGTTGGGCAGGTTAAATAGCTCAAGTGTTTCAGCCAAGCAAATCTCGCCGGGCTGAAGCATGAACGGCTCATCTTCTGTCCTGTCTGAGATGTCGATACGAATCAGTTCAGGGTTGTAGATGCTCTCGACCATCAAGTGATCGCCTAAGCGCACGTCCAGGCTGGCTGGGTTGAGCAGGTCCGGATCAAATGGGACGATCATTTGGCTTTTGTTGGCCCTGGCTTTGATCTCCCAGTCACACAGAACCGCCATACGAGCAACGCAAAAATCAATGCTAGTTGGAACTCACTCGCTCACCAAGATGACCCAGCCAGTCCTTGGCCCATCAGCCTGCCAGCGTTGATGAAAGGCAGCCTGTCTGACACGGACATTGCGCCCTAGGTGTGGGTTGGAGTGGCCGCCTTTTTCCATTTCGGGATAGCCACGTGGATCTTGCATGATCCACTCTGGATCGCTGCTGTTCTTGCCTGCGTAACCACTGATCACGCTCCAATGACCGCAGCCGAGGGCATTGCACATTGGTGGCTCGCCACGGAGCATGTTGCCTCCATGCAACCAGCCAACCATCACTGGTCTGCCATGCTCAACTTCATGCTCGACCAAGTCAGCATCACCGTTTTCCACGAATTGAGCGTTCAAGCCCAAACTGCGTAGCGCTGCCAACTGCGCTTCTACTGACGTGGTGTCTCCGTACTTGGCGCGGATCTCGTTGTACTCATCATCTGTTTCAACCTTCTTGTAATAGGCAGCCACCATGGCTGCTGCTGAGCTGAAGCACTCGCGGTAGCCAGTTCCGGTTTTGTTATCGAGCTGCTTGAAATAGGGCATGTAGACCTGCTGGTCATATCCACTTTCCTTCCAGGCTTGAAACCAGTCTGCGTCCTCCTCCAATAATCCCTTTGGCACTGACTGCTCAAGTTCCTTAATTGCAGCCAACTGGTGGGGCGTACCACGGAAAAATTGGAAGAACGGCAGCAGAGCAAAGGCCATGCCCATAAACAGCAAGGTCAGTTGGATGATGCCAGTAGCCACCTACTTTTCAACTCTTGTGTCAGGCAGCAGCAACTCCTTCACATGCTTGACAGCCAGATCGTCTAAGTCGTTGTCAGTCCTTGCGACGATCTTCTCCAGCATTGCCACAATCAGTTCTTTAAAGGCTCTTGATTTCCACATGGTCATCAAGATTGGCTTGAGGACTAAAAGCATGGTTTTGCCTTAAATGCCACCTTTACGTTAATGCCTATCGCTATGTCCTTCCAGTCGCGCCACTGAACGCTCTAATTCATTGAGCCTGGCAAACACTTCCATGTCTTTGGTCTTGATGTCGTTATGGAGGATGTCCAAACGACCAGACAAGTTGTCCACTGCAGCTGTTAGTCGAATCAGCGAGTCTTGGCCGTTTCGAGCCTGACGATTGATGCCTGAGACTCCGACACCAGCAACTGTGATTGACGCGCCTGCAACGGCAGCCCAGACTTCAACCATGACCCGCCTCTAACACTCGCTCAATCATGGCAGAGACTAAGGAGACAAAGTCTGAGGAACAGGAAGACCACAGCAATGGATGGCTTGGCGACTTTGTTCGCCTGACGATCATGGTCTGGGCTATGGGCGTGATTACCGCTAATTACCTGGGTATTTTCAAGCAGTCGATCGATGTGACTTTCAGCGCATCGTTGCTCAGCTCGACGGCAGCCAGCTATGGCCTTTCTGTGGGCCGTAACGGCCAGAAGAAGAAAGAAGAGAAGAGCGTTATCGTTGAGAATAAAGATTCCAAAACCGGCATCAAATGACCCGCGCATTTTTGGTATTGGGGATCACATTGGCGGCTGCTTTGCCTGCTCATGCTGATTTAACGCACAAAATCCAAAGCTCAGTGCAATTGGAGGTTGGCGGTGCCTCTACTCGCGCTATTCGCGTCGGCAATAGCTACAGCATTAGCGGTTCAGGGGTCAGCACCACTGACGGCTCTACTGCTGGCGTTGTTGGCGGTTTGGGTGCTCACACTGCGGGAGTTGGTGCGTTGACCACCGTTACCGCTTCACAAGCAACCAGCGGTAACTCCTTTAGCTTTGCCAACAGCTACACCGTTGGAGACACCATCCCAACCTCTGCACCAACTGTCGGCGAGGTTCCTGCTTTTGGTGATGTCACCTCTACTGCTGGTGGAACTGCAGGTAGCTTGGCTGGCACCATCACAACTGCAGGTGCTGTGACTGTGACTGCTGGTGGAGCTAACACCAGTGCAATAGGACAGGTGGTCAGTGAACTGCAAACGCGCTAGATGGCTAGTCCTGCTGCTGCTGCCTTCACCAGCAGTCGCAGTGCCGGTGGTGCCTAACTTCAGTCAAGGCGTAGTTTCGTCTCACACTGAGTCCAAAACGATAGTCAAGGAATCAATTGTTTCTGAAAGCTACCGCACTGGCTTTGAGTACACAGTTAGCGGCACAGGTGTCGAGCCAAGTAGTGGAGTTGTAAGCCCGTCAGCAGGGGCCAATACCCTTAACTTCTCAAGCCGCTCCAGCTGGAAACAGACTGTCCCAGGCGCAGCGTTTCAGTTTGCTGAGACATTTCAAGGGCCAGGGCTAATTGAAAAGGTCATAATTGACCGCGAGACTATTACCGAAACCGTTATCGACTCCACCAGTACCTTTAGCCAATGAGAGCAACAGCGTCTGCTCTGCTGCTTAGCCTTATCTACACCGTTCCTGCAGCAGCACAAGTCAGTGCAACCGCAAGCCCTGTCTCGAACAGCAGCGGCTCAGTGGTTAACCAGGCCGTGCAAATCACGCCTGGTCAATACATGAAGTATTCAGTCGGCAGTGGCATCCAGTGCGATGGTGCCACGCTCAACATCTCTCCTTTTGCGTCGACCACGCACTCTTTTGGCAATCCAAACAATCAGTATTATCAAGAGCCGGTTTACGACAACAGCGACAACTTTGGCCTAATTGACCCTGAAACAGGGCTTGATGGGCCAGATGGCATCCCTGATAACCCTGGCACTGTCCTCTACTACAAGCCTCAGAGGACAGGCTACCGCCAGAACTTCAGTCATAACTACGGCATCACAGCAACCTTTTCCATCCCATTGGATTGGGGTCCGATTAATCTCTGCAAAGACGCTCAGCGAAAGCAAGTCGCGCTTTACGAGCAGGCTCTAGCTGACAAGCGGTTGAACTACGAGATGGGTCGGCTCAAGGCTTGTGCTGAAGCATTGCGTGAGGGATACGGCTTCAAGCAAGATTCGCCGTTTTTCCCTATCTGCGCTGATGTAGTTCTAAAACCGAAAGCGATACAAGATCACACTCACAAGATCATTTACCCAAAGCCCGTCTTAGATCGCGAATGGCTTGATTCCGGTGACG